CTCAAGGCTGGTTCAGCCCCCGATGTCAATGATGAAGGGCGCAAGGATGTAGAACGGCCCGATACTTCGCTAGGTCGCTGGCCTGCCAACGTAATCCATGACGGGTCAGAGGAAGTGCTGGCAGGGTTTCCGATGACTGGGTCGAGCAAGGCTTCGATGAGGGGGGTGGGCTACACAGATAGCGACATTTACGGTACGGGTGATGGCAAGTTTGACTCGCTTCGTGGGTTCAATGACTCCGGCTCCGCAGCACGTTTCTTCTACTGCGCTAAGGCATCTAAGTCAGAACGGAACGCTGGGCTGGAGGGGCTGCCGGAAGTTCCAAAGAATGAACGCAAGGAGGGTGGGAAGTCGGTTCTTGAGGTATCAGGGAAAGCCAGTCAGAACTTTCACCCCACCGTCAAGCCACTAGCCCTAATGCGCTACCTCATCAAGCTTGTAACTCCCCCAGGTGGGATAGTCCTAGATCCATTCCTCGGGTCAGGCACCACCGCAGTCGCAGCGACACTAGAGGGCTTCGACTGGATTGGCTGTGAGATGACCGAGGACTACTGGCCCATCATCGAGGCCCGAGTTGAGTGGGCGCAAAACGAGCGCACCACGACCCTGTTCTAAACTAGAACTAACGAACATTAGGACTGCCGAACATGCCAATCAACTCAAAGTCGGGCTTTATCCGCACCGAGGAAGATGCTCGGGGTGACGCCGAGGCTCTCCACCTGCGCTCGCAGGGCTACACCTATCAACGGATCGCTGACGAACTAGGCATCGCCAAGTCCAGCGCCTACGAACGTTGCCAACGGGCGCTCGCTGCAATCCCCCTGGAAGCAGTCGAGGAGTACCGCACCATCCAGCGTGAGCAACTTGACCGACTCATGGCATCGTGGCTACCCGAGGCCATCGCCGGAAACCCTAAGGCTGCCGAAATCGTGCTGAAGATAATCGAGAAGCGGTCAAAGCTCGAAGGCACAGACCAGCCCATCAAGCACGAGGTCATCACCCTCGATGCCATCCAAGCCGAGATACTCCGACTAGAGGCTGAACTTGCAGACACCCCAGCAGAGGCTTGAAGCCCTACGGGAACTCCGTGACCTCGCCCTGGTCGATGCCGAGCGCAAGGGCCGTGAGCAGTCCGAGAAGGCCCAGGCAGAGTTAGCGCAGTCTCGCTACCGCACCAGCGCCCGAGACAATCAACTACCGCCCGAGGGTGACTGGTTCGTGTGGCTCATCCTGTCCGGTCGAGGCTTCGGCAAGACCTTCACCGGCTCAGGCTGGTTAGCGGAGAAGGCGTGTTCTAACCCCATGACCGAGTGGGCCGTAGTCGCTCCGACCTTCGGTGACGTGAGGCGTGTCTGCGTAGAAGGCCCGAGTGGTCTGCTCAAGGCCATTCCCGAGAGCATGAGGAAGTTCTACAACAAGTCCAACGGGCAAATCCACCTCCGCAACGGATCTATCATCCACATGATTAGCGCCGATGAGCCTGACCGAGTTCGAGGCCTGAACCTCGCAGGGGGCTGGGGCGATGAGTTCTGCTTCTGGCGCTATCCCGAGGTGTGGACTGAAGGACTAGTACCGGCGCTTCGTATCGGCAATCCACAGTTCGTCATCACCACCACTCCCAAGCCAACTCGACTGCTCAAGGAACTGATGAAGCGTGACGATGGCTCGGTAGTCATCACCCGAGGCTCAACCTTCGACAACGCTGCCAACCTGTCCGAGTCTGCGCTGGCTGAACTTCGTGCCAGGTACGAGGGAACTCGACTCGGTAGGCAAGAGCTTTACGGTGAGGTGCTAGAGGACATCGAGGGGGCGCTGTGGAAACTCGATGACATTGAAGAGACCCGAGTCCAAACCCTGCCCGAGATGATTCGGGTCATCGTGGCCGTAGACCCAGCCGTGACCTCCGGCGATGACTCAGACGAAACCGGCATCGTGGTCGTGGGCAAGGGTGTCGATGGTCGGGGATACGTCATTGCAGACCGGTCATGCCGTGACACCGTGCTGGGCTGGGCGCAACGAGTGGTCGCAGCCTACGAGGAGTTCGGCGCTGACCGAGTGGTGGCAGAGAAGAACCAGGGTGGTGACTTCATCGAGCAGACGATTAGATCCGTACTGCCGACCGTGGCCTACAAAGGAGTGACTGCACGAGTCGGCAAACGCCTTCGAGCTGAACCGATTGCAGCGCTCTATGAGCAACGCCGTATTAGTCATGTCGGTTCTTTTGATAAACTAGAAGGGCAGATGTTGGAGTGGCTTCCCGATAGCGGAACATCACCTGACCGACTCGATGCTCTTGTTCACGGCCTAACCGAACTGGGCTTCGCAACCGGTGGATCTGCAGACCGCTTCTTTGCATCACTCGCCCCACTCTGCCCGAACTGCTCTCACCCGAACGCTGCCGATGCGCCCAACTGTCTAAGTTGTGGCAAGATGTTCGTTGAGGCATACTCCACACACACATCCGTAGGCTTCCCAGACTTCTCGCAGTAATCGAGTGAAGTCCAAGTCCACCAAACCGCAGTTCTCGCAAGTCCAAACTAACCTCGGGGCAATCCAGCGATGGTCACTCCAAGATAAACACATACAGCAAAGGTACTAAATGGCAATCTTTGGTCGCAACAAGAACGACAATGCTGAACTCATAGAGCAAATCGTTAGCGAACTCAAAAAGGCGCAGAACAACCTCGGCGTTACACCGATGTCCAGCGCAGCACCATACGCTTCAACCGGAACCGGCGCAGGTGGTCAGGGGCTAATCCAAACCCCAGGCCGTGAAGCCACGCCCCTACCTCGCTTTGCCGATGCCTTCGGGTCACAGCTCGGCCCATCAGCGCCATTCATTCCAGCGCCCCTAGACCCCGTCTTCGATGACTCGGGCCGTGCGCTCCCCAGGCTCTATGAGTTCCCCGTAGCGTGGAACCTCAATCTCACCACTCAGAACGTTCCCTGGACTGTCCTTCGTGCGCTCACGGATCAATGCGACATCGTTCACCGTTGCATCGAAATCTGCATCTCGGCCCTAGTCAAGATGGACTGGTCGTTCAAGGTCGATGAGTCAGTCATCGCCGAAATCATGAATGAGCAGAACTGCTCACACGCCAAAGCCTCACGCATCGCTCGTGACGAGTACGCCGAAGAACTAGACCGCCTACGCAAGTTCTGGGAGAACCCCTACCCTGACCTCGGGCGTGGCTGGGTCGAGTGGCTCACCGAGTTCCTGTGGCAGCACTACGCCTTCGATGGAGTGCCGGTCTACGCTCGCTACACCATCGGCAAGGACATCCTCGGCTTCGAGATTATTGACGCACCGACCATCAAGGTCTTGCTCGACAATCGTGGTGCAGTACCTACGCCCCCGAACCCTGCCTACCAGCAGGTGCTGTGGGGCTTCCCTCGTGGCGAGTACCAAGCAACCCCTGAGGCCGATGGCGAGTTCTTCGCTGGCCCAGGTACGGGCAATGAGTACCTCCGAGACCAACTCTCCTATTTCGTTCGCAACCGCAGAACTTGGTCACCTTATGGCTTCTCGGCCGTAGAGGAGAGCGTGCCAGCAGCCACCCTTTACCTAGAGCGCCAAAAGTGGATGAACTCCGAGTACGCATCCGGCACGATGCCGATGACCTTCATGGTGACTGACTCTGACGAGATGGACATCCGCAAGTTGGCTGAGTTCGAGCGCCTGTTCAACGACAAGCTCATGGGGTCAGCCACCGAGCGCCACCGTGTCAAGGTGCTGCCTAAGGGCTTCCACCCCCAGGCGATGCCTACAGTCGATGAGCGCTACAAGTCCGACTATGACGAGTTCATCATCAAGCGCATCGGGTCAGCCTTCGGTGTATCCCCTAGCCAACTCGGTGTGGTTCCACGCTCGGGTCTTGGCGGTAAGGGCGAACACGATGGTGAGATGGATCAAAGCGAGACCGTCAGCCTGAAGCCCATGATTGGCTTCATCAGCGAGGTCATCAACTCTCTCTGCCGGCGCTACCTCGGGTCAGACAAGAACGTCACCTTCGCCATGCAGAACAGCGAACTCGTGCAGAACCAGTTTGAGCAGGCTAAGGCGATGCAAACCTCCATCAACTCGGGTGCTAAGACCCTGAACGATGTTCGTGGCGAACTCGGTCTGCCGTTGTACGAGATGCCTGAAGCCGATGAGCCGTTCGTGGAGACCCCCAATGGGCCGGTCTTCCTACGAGGCACGATGATGATGAACACCTCTGGGGAAACCGTAGAACAGAAGGATGAATCCAATGGCGGAGTATTACACCTACAAGACCAAGAAGGCCAAAGTCCACAAGGCCAAGAAGGTCAAGGCGCACAAAGCGAAAGTTCACAAAGCAACCAGCGCCAAGAACCCATCGGTTCGAGCAAGCAGGCGCACGCTGAGCTAGTCGCATTCAACAAGTTCGTGAAGGCCCGAGTGACTAAGGGCGCATGGCGTGACTTCACCTTCAACTACATCAACGAAGACGATGCCTACGAACTGAACCAGTCAGCGCAGTCGATAGTCAAGGGCGATGGACAGACCCCACCGCAGGCCGTTCAGAACGCTGCCAAGCAAGCCCTTGAATGGATCGCAGACGGCAAGGCTGGCTCGGGCTTCACCGATGTTGGTCGCAAGCGTGCCTCAGACCTCGCTAGAGGCGCTTCAGTCTCACTCACCACCATCCGGCGCATGAAGGCGTTCTTCGACCGTCACCAGTCTGACAAGGACAGCCCGAAGTGGGATGACCCCAGCGCAGGCAAGGTGGCGTGGTACGCATGGGGTGGCGATGCAGGCTACGCATGGGCCAAGCGAGTTCTAGGCGAAGAGAAGGCTGCGGAACCCGACCCTTTTTACTCGAGCCTCTGAACAAGAGGCAGGCCCACGAACTGCCAGGCTTCCAAGCCAAACTGCAAATCGAGAACTACTACCGACAGGCCATAGACAAAGCGCTGAAGTCGATGTTCACCGGTACTGACGAAGCCATCCGTGAGGCCATCGCTACGAAGGAGCAACTAGGCAAGGCCGTAGATCCGATGGACAAGTCGGCAGCCAAGCACGCAGTCGAGCGCAACGTCAAAGCGAACAACGCTCCCCTAGTCAAAGCACTCAAGAACCTCTATGGCGATGCCGGTCTAAGGGGTACAAAAGAGGCGATGACTCAGATGGGTGGCGCTGCCAAACTTGGCTCGGGAATGAGTGGCCTCGCTGGTGGCGTAAACTGGGATAGGTGGAAGCCAGGCAATCCAGCAGCAGCCGAGAAGGTCGCTGGTAAGGGTCTAGCGGATCTACTACGGAACGCCGATGTCATCGTGCGAGGTATCACCCAGACCACAATGGGCCGTGTCGGTGACATTATCGCCAACGGTCTAGAGGCTGGTTCGACCTATCGGGAAATCTCCGATGTGGTAGACGAGCTACTCGACAACCCCACTCGCTCCGACATCATCTCAATCACCGAAACCAACCGAGCCTTCAACGTTTCAGCCATAGATGAATACCAGGCTGCAGAGATGCCAGGCTGGGAGTGGCTGACTTACGCTGGCGCTTGCGAGGAGTGCGATGCCGAGGAAGGCCCACACGACTTCGGAGATGATTACCCACCGGCTCACCCGAGTTGCCGGTGTGCAGTTGTAACACAACTTCCTGATGGAACTACTACAGAAGAAGAAAGCATGGAGGAATAATCCACATGGCACAAGACATTACCTACGTTGGACTTGGTGACTTCACCTACAAATCAACCGCAGATGGTACGCTATTAGTGTTCGGAAAGGCCACCGGCCCTGACCTTGACCTCGACTCGCAAATCTGCGATGCCGACTGGCTCAAGAGTGCAATGCCGTTGTGGTTTCAAACGGGTGCTAACATCCGTGAACAGCACTCAAGCATCGCTGCCGGTGTGGGTCTTGAACTCGCAGCCGATGGCGATGACTGGTTTCTGAAGTCCGAGGTCGTAGATCCTCTCACCGCTAAGAAGGTGGAGAAGGGTGTCCTCAAGGGCTACTCAATCGGCATCAAGAACGCCAAAGTCATCAAGGATGCCAACGCCCCAGGTGGTCGCATCGTTTCTGGCAACATCGTAGAAGTGTCGCTTGTAGACCGCCCTGCTAACCCCACAGCCACAGTCCAAATCGCAAAGATGGTCGGAGAACAAATGGAACTCACCAAGTCAGACATCAACCAGGAAGCAGCGTTCGTTGAGCTACCTGCCACCGCAGACCTCGACACCTACGAAGGCACGAAGGTCTGTTCAGCCTGCGAGGGAACGGGCCGAGGCCTTGATGACCTCCCAGCCGATGAGATGGCCTGCGACAAGTGCAACGGTACGGGCAAGGAAGTTCTGGGCGCACAAGACACCCAGCAGTATTCCCCCAGCCAGCCAAACGCTGGCAAGCCTGTCAATGACATGGTGGATGACAAGGCCGTTGAAGGCGAAGTTGAGAAGAAGGACTACACCGATGAGCAGCGTGCCTCAATGGAGGAGTCTGGTCAGGCTATGGAAGGTGGGGGCTTCCCCATCAAGACCGTCAGGGATCTAAAGAACGCCATTCAGTCCATTGGTCGTGCCAAAGACCGTGAGGCAACCATCGCCCACATCATCGCTCGTGCTAAGGCGATGGGCAAGGAAGACCTCATCCCTGACTCGTTCAAGGAAGTCACCCACGATGAAGCCACGCTGAACTCAGTTCGTGCTGGACTTATCGCTCTCATCAAGGCCGAGCTAGACGAAATGCTCGCCGGTGAAGAAGACGAGATTGGCGATGTGAGCGAACTGCTCTGCGCCCTTCAGATGTTTATCTGCTGGTGGGATGGCGAGGCTGACGAGAACGAGACTGTCGAGCCTTACGCCGACATGACCGAAGAAGCCCCCGAAATGTCATCAGTAGACATGAGCTACATGGGCCTCGGCGTATCTGCCGACCTAATCAAGAGTGCATCTAGCGAGACCGCTACCGATGCCGACAAGACCGCACTCCGTGAAGAGATCCGTAAGGCTCTCGGCATAGACGAGGAAATCGCCACCTACAAGGCGAGTCTCACCGAGCAGGAAGAAGTCATCAAGGGCTTCAAGGCTGTTCTCGATGAGGTTCGAGGGATGGCAGCACCAGGAGGCCCAGTCCTCCGTCAAACACATTCGCAGGTCAAGAAATCTGCGGATGCCGAACGCTTGGAAATCGAGGCTGCACGACTTCGCAGCATCGCCGACCAGGTTGTCGATCCAGCACTCCGTAATGCGTACATTGCTAAGGCTCTCGAAGTCGAGTCCGATGCGAAGCGCATTGCCCGAGGCTAAACAAACCAATCCCTAACTACCAAGAAAGTAGAAATCATCATGGCATTTTCAGCCCCATCAGTTGATGACCTCTTTGGTGGCCTTCCAGCCGAACAGCGTGTAGAGCGCTTCGAGGCATACAAGGCCGCTTTGAGCGCTTGTCACACCAAGTCACTCCACGCTGCCGCTACCGGCTCAGCCTCCTTCGAAAAGGGTGTTGGCATCGTCAAGCACAACACCGTTGCTTCGCAGGCTGCCGAGTTCAAGGACAACCTGGCCAAGTCGGTTAGCGCCGACCAACTCGCTGCTGTTGAGAGCGCCCTTGCTGGCATCTCCGACATCAACAAGGACTGGTCACTCACCAACCCGTTGAACACCGTTCCATACGGCAACATTGGTTTGGTTCCCTACGACCTCGACCCTGCGCTGTCGATGCTGGTTCCAAAGACCTTCATCCTCCGCAACCAGATCCCACGAGTGGGCGCTGTTGGTCAGGCACTTGAATTCCGCCGCATCCTCGGTGTGTCGAACTCAGGTACGGGTGGCGTTAGCAACCTCAACACCTTCTTCAACTCCAACTCAGTCACCTCCTCCTACGGTGGCGTGACTCTGAACCGCCCTAACAAGATTTCGTACGCTGCTGACCGCATCGTCAAGTCGTTCGTTGAGCAGGGTGTTTCGGACTCCGTTACGATGCAGGCCGAGTTCGCTGGTCGTGGATACACAGACCTTCGTCAGCTCAGCCACACCTCGTTGCTGTGGGCCACGATGCTCGGTGAAGAGCGCAACATGTTGAACGCTCGTTCGACTGCTCTCTCAACCTCAGGACTCACCTTCACGGGTGCTGCTGACACAACCGGTTCCGGTATCGCTACCGGTGGTGCTTCTTCAACTGTTGAAGTTACGCTGTCCTCATCGTTCGGTGAGACCGCCAAGTTGTCTGCTGGAACCATCACGGCTGTTGCCGGTCAAGGTGCAAAGGTCACCTACACCGGAACCATCCCATCTGGTTGCATTGCCTACAACATCTACGTCACCGTTGGCGCAGTTGTCTACAAGTCCACCGTGACTGACGTGGACTCTGGTACGGCTGGAAACGTGTTCTCGGTTGCTTCGGCTGCCCCCACCGTTGATGGTTCGTACTCGAGCCTGGCCTACGATGGTTTCGTCAGCACGCTGACCGACACCACGCAGTCCGGTTACGTCAAGGCTTTGAACGGTGCGCTCAGCACCACCGAGCCAGGTGCAGAGTTCCAGGATGCCTTCGTTTCGCTGTTCAACAGCGTTCAGGCCGACCCTGACTTCATCCTCACCACCGCTGCAATCCGCCGTTCGCTCGCTAAGAGCATCCAGCAGCAGGGCAACCCAACGGGCTACCGCTTGAACTACGAAACTGGTTCAGACGGCATCACCATTGGATCCGTTGTCACGGCTATCGCCAACGAAAGCACAGGCAAGATGGTGGACGTTATCGCCCACCGTTTCTGCCCTGCTGGTGTGGCGCTGGTTCACAGCACGCAGTTGCCTTTCCCTGACTCGGGTGTTTCCTCGACTGTTGAAGTTCACGCAGTCCAGGACCTCATGGTCATCGAGTGGCCTCAGATTGGCATGACGTACGACATCAGCTCGTACATGTACGGAACGCTTGCCTTCCGTGCGCCTGCATGGTCTGGTGCAATCACCGGTATCACCGCCTAGTCATAGGCAACAGTCTGCCGGAGTATGGTTCGCCCTGCTCCGGCAAACTCGCTGGTCTTTCAGACCGGCACTTGCGAAGCCATAGTGCTTCAGCATCCCGAGGGTGGGTGGTTAGTTTCCTCCCCTGGCTGACCCCCACCCTCCCATTCTCAAGGAGAGAGCAATGCGATTAGTAGGTTCGGACAAAGGCCTCAAAGAAATCACCATGAACGACAGCGCCCCTGTCAAGCGTTCCAAAGACGGAACCTTTCATGTGGATGGCCCAGGCGCTCGTGCGCTAGTCAAGTCCGGTGACTTCGCCATTGCTGGCACTACGTTTCATGGCGCTCGTGGCTATCGCTGCCAAGACTGCCGGTTCCTATCGCTGTTCCCGAAGTGCAAATGCGGATCTACTAACACGATTGAAGAGGACTAATGGCAGTCATCGCCAGCACCAATCTCACCGAAGGCACGCACGTTCCCTACGTCACGATTGACGAAGTTCTCTACTCCCCCACCGCTTCATCCATCGACTTCTCTAACCTCATCGAGAACGGCAGCGAGGCAGTTCAGCGCCGTGCGCTCCAAGAGCTAATCGTGCGAGCGTCAGTCAAGGCTGACAACTTCATCTACGGGGCGCTCGGAACCCTGACCGCTACGGTGAACACCGAGAACGGGCGCTACCGTGCGAACCGCATGGGGCAGTTCGTCATCCACCCCTACTACTGGCCCATCCTCGAAGTCCGCACCTTCAAGGTCGGCTACGGCCCAGGCTCGGCTATGACCACCGCCTCCGTGACTGCCGACACCTGCTCCATCGAGCGGATGCAGTTCATCATGACCAATCCCACCGGCCTCGGATCTACGCCGGTTCAGTTCAACACGCTGGGTAACTACGCCGTAGGTGGCAACGAGCAGTTCGTGGAATACACCTACGTCAATGGTTTTGCCAACGCCTTCACGACTGCCGACTCCAACATCGGCGCTACCTCTATCCAAGTGACCTCCTCCATCGGCATCTACCCAGGTCTGACCCTGACCATCTGGGATGGCATGAACGATGAGACTGTGATCGTTGCTTCGAGCTATGACGGAACCAGCCTCACCCTGCCCCTCACCTCGGGCCTTCTCTACAATCACGGCAAGAACGTGTCCATCTCCAACCTGCCAGCCACCGTCAAGCAGGCAGTCATTCACCTAGTCGTGTCGATGGTCAAGCAGCGTGGTCAGGGCGGTCTAGTCCTGAACGAACTCGGAGACATGACCCCTGCCGGTTCAATCAACGTCACTAGCCAAGTCGATGAGATGCAGGCCTATGACCTCCTCACCGAGTTCGCTGCCATCTGGGGTCGCATCTAATGAGCCGTGCCACCGTTCGAGCGCAGGTCGCTTCGTATCTTGAGAACGCTGGCATCACCAACCTGTCCGGTGTCAAGCCCTTCCCAGCCAAGTTCACCCCCGAGATGGAGTTCTACGCTGGCGAAGACCCAGGCCATTCCTCGGGCGCAATCATCTTCATGTTCTTTGAGTCCGAGACTGAGAACCGCATCGCTCTCGGGGGCGCTCACGATGGGCGCAAGGCGGTGGAGTATTCTTTAGTGCTGGATTGTTTCATGCGATCCAACCACCGCAAGTCCGAGGATGCCGGTTCCGACAACGAGGCCTTCCTTGACTCGCTACTGGCAGCCATCCGAGCAGACCGCAACGCTGGCAACCCCGCCATCATCTTTCAATGGGGTGAAGGCGTGAACCCTGGGGGCGCTGACCTCTCGGTCGTGAGCTACTACCCACGCCTGCTAAATGGCGCTGGAAGTGCCACGCAGACCTATTCAACCGTTCGGGTTTCGGTAGTCGAAATCCTCAACACCTAAGGAGCCATCTATGGCGTACAATTACAAGGGCGAAGTCGTGAAGGTCTATGTGGACTTTACCGATGGAGACCACACCCTCGAAGCCGTACCTGGCGAGACCTACGAACTCATCGTTGCACCTGACGATGGTCTCTTTGAAGAGGTCGCTAACAAGGTTGCTAAGGCCACCAAGACCACCGCAGAAGTACCTACAGAAGCCCCACAGACGGCCCTAGAAGCCCCTGTAGAGCCAGCAAACTAACTAACCCACCTAACCCACTAAAGGAACCAACATGACTCAATTCATGACCGCCAATAGTTTCCTCGGTCTTGGTATCGAGAACGCCCGAGGCACGGCTGCTGCCAGCCCTAAGTTCATCCCGATTACCGCACCGCAGGTCACGCCTATGCAGGTGTTCCTTCGTGACGAAGCTCTGCGTGGATCTCCCACGACTGTCTACGACCAGGTGGCCGGTGTTCGCCATGATGAGTATGACGTGAAGGGCTATGTCTACGCCGACACGTTCCCCATCTTGCTGCGCTCCATCCTCGGTGGAACCGACACCATCGCTGGTGCTGGCCCCTACACGCACGGCATCAAGTTGCTAAACAACCAGACCGGTTCACAGCCACCCTCAGTCACCATCCAAGACTTTGACGGTGCTACCGCCTTCCAAATGACCGGCGCTCAGATGTCAGAACTGACCCTGACCTTCGGTGCTGAGGCTGCTGCCGAGTGGAGTGCAAAGTTCATGGGCAACCCCTACACGCAAATCAGCGCACCTAGCCCCTCCATCACCAGCGCCTCGTTCGTGCCAGGCTGGGACATCACAACTTCAATCGGTGGATCTAGCCTCGCCTACATCGCTGAAGGTGAAATCCGTATGAACCGCAACACGGCTCCTATCTTCACGATGGGAACGCAGGCTCCACGAGTCTCGTTCGCTGGGCCTCTTGAAGTCACGGGTCGCTTGCTCGCAGTTGTCGAAAGCACCTCGGACATCTTCTCTAACGCCACCACCGGTTACGGTTTGTTCGACAGCCCACAGGCCACCGTCATCACCTTGACTGACCCCGTTAGCTCGAACACGATTGCCTTCACGATGACTAAGGCGCAGTTCTCTGAACCCAAGCGCCAGCGTGGAAAGGCTTTCGTGGAAGTTGAAGTAAACTTCACAGCGAACGCCAATGCGACTGATGCCTCTACCGGCTACAGCCCCATTGCCACCGTTACCACGAACAACATCTCTACGGCCTACACGGGTTCGTAATCAACTAAGGGGAGACCATGCCAGCATTAGAACTACCGAACAGCGCATCAGCCATCATCGCAACCAGAGCCGAAATCAGCGAGCGCACATCTCGCAGCATCTCTCGTTCATACATGATTGCTGGCGCAACCATCGCACGCCTGCTTGAACTCGGCTATGACGAGTCAGATCCGAAGACGTGGTCTGCCTACTCAAAGCTCGATGAGGCAGAGCGTGAGGCCGTAGATGGCTACGAGGCTGCGCTAATCGTTGGCATGGTGAAGTCCTGGAGTCTCGGAGACTTGCCGACTGTGGACACGGTGTATGACCTGCCTAGCGAGACCTTCCGTGCGCTGGCAACGGCCTGCGGTGATGCCTACAGCAAGACCGAGGAGTTCGGCCCCGATGGAGTCACCGACCCAAAAGCGCCTACCGCCGACTGACTGCCCTGCGCCTAGCCATTAGTGGCAAGGATGCCGATGTCGATGTCGAGCTAGCAGGGCTTTGGAAGGAATACCGGTTCCGCAAGTTGTTCGGCGGTTCGCATAACGATTACCTAGACCAGCCCACCGAGACAATCGAGTGGCTCCTAGCAATAGACAACACAGTTCAGGAAGCGAGCAATGGCGAAGCAGTTTGATGTCAAGGTCAAAGGACTAGATGACTTCAGCCGTGCCATCCACGCCCAGGCAGAGCGCATCGACAAGGCTGCCGAAATGATTGTCCGCAAGGGTTCGGTCATCGTTGAGCGCAACGCCAAGATGGTGTTCCTCGGATCGCCTACCAAGAAGCAGACCGGCAGAGGTCTATTGCCTCAAGGCCTGCCAACGTTGAACGGCAAAAGCCAATCGTTCCCTACGCCCACCTCACGCTCGGGCAACCTTCGCAACTCCATCGGCCTACGAGAAGCCAAGCGCATCGGCCCAGGTCGTTGGATGTCTAGCACCGGCCCATCCGTTGTCTACGGCAAGCGTGTTGAAGAGGGTGGCGTGAGCCAGCACAACATGGCGTGGGGTCGCAGGATGCCCTATTCATGGAACATTCGCACTCGTGCCTTCCCCTACATGGAGCCAGGTCTGCAGCGTTCGATGTACGCCCTTGAAGTTCTGTACCGAGAAGAATGGCGTAAGGCGCTCGCCTAAAGGAAACTATGGGAAACTTGCCACCAGTCAGAGTCGAACTCATTGCCGAAATCAAAGAGTTCATGGCTCGCATGAAAGAAGCCGAGCATGGTCTTGGCAAGGTCGGAGACAAGGCCAACTACACCAAAGAACGACTAGGCGCACTCGGTCAGAAGTTGGCTACCGGCGTTCTCGCTGGAGTCGGTGGAACGCTCGTGCTGGCTACCAAGTACGCCTTTGAGTATCAGAAGTCGCTAGAGGAAATCGGCCTACAGGCCAACGTATCTGAAGAAGAACTGAAGCGCTTACACCACGCCGTTCTTGAGACCTCATCAGCCACCGCTACCGGTACAGAGCAGATTGCTAAGGCCTACCTCGCAGTCGAGAAGGCTGGCATCAAGGGCAAGCAAGCCGATGAGATGGTCACGCAGGCTGCGAAGTTGGCGAAGGTCGCTCATGCGGATCTAAACCAAACAGTCTCTGCCGGTCTTGTCATTCAGCAACTTGGTCTTGCTAAGGGCATGGACACCGTGCAGATGTACGATGCCCTCTATGGTGCGGTGAAGAACTCTCGATTGTCGCTTGATGAACTGACCGGAGTGTTCCAGGGCAAGGCTGCACTAGCAATGTCAAACTACGGCATCAAGCTCGGTGAGGTCGCTGGTGTGGCTAGCGTATTCAAGAAGGCCAACATGGATGCCGGTGCTGGTCTAGCAGGACTGAACCTGTCGCTGGTGAAACTGACTACCGTGAACGATAAGGCCAACGACAAACTCAAGAGCGTAGGACTGAGCCAGAAGCAAATCGCTGAGGATCTAAAGAAGCCAAACGGTCTAATCACGATGTTCACAGACCTATCTAGCCACATCAGCAAGTCCGGTATGCCACTTCAGCAGTTCCTCAACTCGTTAGTCGGCGCACGAGGCGCACAAGGTCTGGGCTTCCTTCTTAGCAACATGAAGGAACTACAGGACAGAGCAGGCACAGGTGGCGTGTCAGTCAAGAACGCCTTTGCCGAGTGGCTCAAGAACCCCGAAGGTGCGCTACAGAACTTCAAGACGGTGGCACAGAACACCCTCATCGGCCTCGGCAACTTGCTGCTGCCAAAAGTTTCGGATGGATTGAACTTTCTCAATGCCGTGATTGACAAGTTTCAAACCAACAAGACTTGGCACAATGCTGGAATACAAATCGGAACCGGACTTCTAGCCATCATTACTTCTGCAAAACTTGCTAGCTGGGGAGTAGCCATTGCAGAGTCCTTTGGGGTTGCAACCGCAGGTATGACAGGCGAACTTGGTGTCGGTATTGCTGCTTCTATTGCCTCGGTGCTTGGTATCAAATACATCGTGGATCAGAATAAAAACTGGCTATCCAATTTCAACGACTTCATTTCCACCATGTTGAATAACACCGCCAACCCCACGCCAAGCAATGACGGCACACCCACACCGAAGAAGCCAAAGAAGCCATTGCCAGGATTGCCTGTTGGTCAAACTTATGTCACAGCCAACGCTGGTGAACTAGCAACTGATAAGTCTCACATTGTGACTGGTTCAGGTTTGAACACCAGAATAACCAACGCTCAACTTTCGGCAGCATTGGCTTATGTCCAATCTCACAAGATAAACATCAACACGCAACAAGGCAACAACATTCTTTCTCAAATTCTCTTTGGTTTTCAGAGTCAAGACAAAAAGGGAAACTACTCCGTGACTGTGAACATCAACTAATGGCAGACAAGGGTCAAGCATCTTTCAACGGCACAAACGCCAACGACATCCACATCAACATTGACTTGGATGCTCTCGCCAAGCGCCTTGCAGCCGACCCTGCTTTCATCCGGCTCATCTCTAACAAGGTACGCAAAGAGCTGACCAAAGACGTTCGCACAATGGGCAACCTGTTCGGCAAGTGGGCCGGTCGATGACTCAGATTGCCAGCCTGCCCCTGCTCCGAGTAGAGGTGGCGTTCAACCCTACGGATCTACTGAACCTCACCCAGACCTGGACTGAGGTCACGCCCTATGTTCGAGACTTCGGCACACACGGGGGCCGTCAGCACTACCTAGACCGCATCGAAGCCTCAACGCTTTCAATGACCCTAGACAACCGCACCGGCTTCTTTATGAACGGCAACTATTCCAGCGTGACTGCCGTGTCTGGTTCCGGCTCGGTAGTGACCTACACCTGCGCCAACTCATTCACGGCTGGGTCAAACGTCACGATTACCGGCGTGACTGGTGGCTCGGGTGGTCAGCCCTACTCGGGAACGTATGTCGTGGCCTCGGCTAGTTCTACGCAGTTCACGGTCAATAACACTCAGACCGGCGCTGCCACGCTCTCATCGGCCACCGCAGTCACTAGGCCAATCATCGGCACTCGACTTCCGATTCGTGTGTTGAGTGGCTGGCCTCAAAAGTCCATCACCGCCATCTCGGGTTCCGGTTCAACGGTGACTTACACGGTGAGCAACACCTACATTCCAGGTCAGCAAGTCCTCGTGGCTGGCTCAAACATTGATGGCTACAACGGCTACTTCACGGTTGCCACCGCTAGTCTCACACAGTTCACCGTCACCTCATCTGTCACCGGAACGGCAGACCTTGTGAACTACCCCACGCTGGTCGGCAACGCCTACACAATCTTCTGGGGGGTCATCGACACCATCGACACCAGCCTGCAGGATGCGCTGAACTCTGACCTCTACCTCTCGGCCTCGGACTCGCTGAAGTACCTATCCCTGCGCTACCTCTACAACACGACCCTCTATGCCACCTACGCCAACATTGCATCGGTTCGCTCTTGGTACAACACCGCCAACCGAAACACCTATGTGGACAACATCGGGGCGTACAACGGAGCCATTGTCGGCCCTCACGAATCCACCGAGGGCGTGCTTCTGTATGACAGAACCACCTCGGTAGACCTGACCAACGGATCAACGGACAACACCGCCTACGTTCAAGTACCTGTTGCCACCTCAGGCTCCTCTGCACTTGACTCGGGGATTGAGTTCTGGGTCATCGGGCAGGGCATCGCACCTGGCACGCTCCTAGACATCAACCTGTTCAACCCTGGTGGCTTCAGCATGGATGTCTCCATTCAAGTCAATGCTTCGGGTGAAGTCGTGACTGCCTCGGGGCTTGACTCCAACACGGTCATCAGCGATGGCTACTGGCATCACATCGCCCTAATCGTGGACAGCGCCACCGGCAAACTAACGCTCATTGTTGATGGCGTAGCAGTTGCAAGTTCAGCCACCTACTTCGTAGGGTACGGGTTTCTATCCAACATCTTTGGTGGCAACTACGTCTTCTGCGATAATCAGCCCTGCTACATCGACCAGATAGTTATCTCGGACAACACCGTGACCTCGGCTCAAGTCCTGAACCGCTACGCAGCCGGTTCGCTACTTCGTGAGGATGCCAACGCTGCAGACCGTATCGCTCAGGCTCTGGTCATCGGTGGGCGTGGCACTATCGCTTCGGGTGCGGTGTCGGTTCCTAACTACCTCGTGAACGGATCTACCTACACTCCAGGCGCAACGAGCAACGGAACTATCTACTGTCAAGGAACGCTTGCACCAGTCACGACTAGCTCGGTGCTGGACTCCATCTTTGAGTCCGTAGACACCGAGATTGGCGTGTTCTATCAAGGTGACGATGGCGTGCTGAACTTTCACACTCGGGCCTACCTCTATCGAGCAGCCGGTAACGCTACGCCTAGCGGAGCCTATGTTTGGACAGATGACACGACCTCGAACTACCACTACGAAGCGCCCTCGTTCCAACTGACCCGAGATGACGTGGACACCTGGACAACGGTCATCGTCAGCCCCACGAACGGCACGGCTCAAATCTATGAGAACACCGCCAATCAGACACGCTGGGGCCAATCGACCCTGACCAAGTCCAGCACCGCCACGACCCTCGATGCTGCCTACCAGACTGCGGTCTATCTGGGCAATGTGTTCGCAACGCCCCTCGCCCGAGTCAATACGCTCAAGCTCAAGAGCGAAACGGACAACGGTTCTAACCTTGATGCCATGCTTGGGGTAAACTTACAGGACAGGATTACGGTGAAGCGCACCCCCATCAACGCTTCAGCAGCCGGTATCACCAACACGGACATGAGCGTGGAGTCCACCAACCACGAGTTCGCTGCAGAGCCTGGCTTCTGGCACACGACCTTCACGCTCGATCCGTATCCAATCCGCTTCAGTACGCAGTCCAGCCCCACCTACTTCCTCATCGCTGACGATGCCACCTACGGCAAGTCAGACCTCGATGTGGCGCTCTAAGGAGAGTTATGAGTACCCCAGTTTCAGGTTCAATCTCATGGCAAACGCCGGTCACAATCACCTCGGGCGATGTTGTCACCGCTACGGATCTAAACAACTTGAACAAGGATGTGGCGTACCTGCACGCACGCCCCTGGGTAATCGCAACTCAAACCGGCACGGGAACGTCTATCGGCAACCCTGCATCGCAAGTGCTGTTCGGTGGCACGGGTTCGGGTACATGGACTGCAACTAGCTCAACTACCGCTACCGGCTCCATCACTAACTCAGCCGGAGCGTTCTACGTTCCCATCGCTGGGATGTATCGCATCACCGCTACGCTCGGTGTCGCTGCCACAGCCTCAACTCATTGGCGATTACGCATACAGGGACAAACTGCTGCGGCTGCCTCGACTTGGCAGTTCTCAGGCAACGTTGTGAACGGTGTGGCTGCTGCTGGCAACATTGACATCAGCACCGTGTCAGTCCTCGTGCCAATCGGTACGGCCTCATCAAGCGTTCCACTCGGCAACGCCAGGTCTTTTTACCTCAACCTTGACCACCTCGCTGCTTCATCCTCGGGCAACATCGCAGCCCTCGGCACGCAAGCCTCAAACTTTTATCCAACTACGGTGCAGATTGAATACATCGGCACAAGCACAGGAGCCTACTAATGGCAGACGTAAGACAAGACATCGTGAAGTGGGCAATGTGGGCCGTTCAGAATAAGAAGCGCTTCCACTACCTTCAGGCTCGCCCCTTCACCTACCGCCTCACCGCCCCCATCAACATCGACTGTTCGGGCTTTGTCGGCTGGTGCTACAAGCAGGCCGGAGCGTTCGACCCCTATCAGCGCCAGCACAAGGGCATCGGGTACACCGGCACGCTCATCGAGCTAGGCAAGAAACTCATCATCCCCCGTTTGCAGGTCAAGCCTGGTGACATCGTGGTCTATTCCGTAGACCGCCCCACGAGTGAGCAGCACACCGCCGTAGTCGTGCAGGGTGGCAAAGACCCCCTGACCGTGAGCATGGGGCAAGAGGGCGATCCGTCACTCGTTCACGTCTCGCAAGACCCTCGCAAGCCCACCTTCTATCGCTTTCCCACCGGCAAGTGCTGGCCCTCAACGCCGTTCCCTCCCAAATAGTGCCATGAACATTCAGTCGTGGAACTTTTGGATTGGCTTCTTTACGACCTGCGGTTTCGCCGTAGGTTTCATCTGGGGTGGTGTAAAGTGGTATCACCGAACTATTGCTAATCTCATCACCAACCGCCTCAAGGAAGGCGAGCGCAGGGCGCAAATCGAAGCCCTGAATGTTCGCTTTACGGATCTCGAAGCCACCCTGAACGCAGTCCGCAAGGACATCACTCCTAACGGCAAGAACACCCAGCGCCTCGGTGACATCGCAGCCCGAAGCGAAGAGAAGATTGACAACCTGATGGCGTTCATGGAGCGCTACGCAGTCAAGGTCGATGGCCTCGAACGTGAGATTGCAGCACACCTGGGCTACCACGATGGCGCAGAACTCTAGACCGCATTACAAACTCAACTAAGTAAGGAACCCACATGGCCTCCGTTTCACAATACGCATTCCCACAAGAAGGACTTGACTACTTGCTCGGTGTCATCCCTAAGGGTGGAACCACACCAGCCAACTTGTACCTCGGACTGTTCACGACCTCTTGGACAACCATTCAGGGCTATGGTCTGACGAACATCAACATCCCGCTTGGAACCGGTACTTACCCCGTCACTGAGCTTGCCTCCGCTACCGGCTACACCGCACGCCCCACGCTGGCCTCGGGTACATGGGGCGCTGCTTCTGCCGGAACCGTGACCATCGGTGCTAACACCATCAACGTGCGCCAGTCCACCTACGGCTCGGCTATCTCCATCACGAACTCATCGGGTTCGGCTTGGACAAACATCAACGGAATGTTCATCGCTACGAGCGCCACCGTTGGTCAGGCCTCGGGAGCCGGTACTACCGTTCTCTGGTACGCCCCGTTCAGCGATGGATCTACGGTCACGCTCGCTTCGGGTGACACGCTCAACATCACACCCACCTGGCAATCTGCGCCATACCCAGCCTAAGTAGGGGCCGACAATGGCCTTTACAGAAATCTCACGTCAGTCTTCAACTGTTATTCGTGCTTCGGCAACGACAGCCACCGACACTAAGAACCTGTCCGCTACCCCTGCTGCTGGACAATGGCTGGTGGTCGCTCTCTACACCAATCAAGGCATCATTCCTAGAAGTTTCATTACCGGTACGAACAACCAAGTGAGTTCGGTGACGTGCGGTAGCGTCACAATGTCGCTACTAGAGGAGGCATTGAATACCGGCAACAGCTCGCCCACAGTTTTCATCGCCCCGTATCAGTCGGGAATGAGTACGGCAATCAACGTGACGTGGACAAACGGCATTGCAAGCACAACGTTAGGTATTGCTGCAATGGTTTTCACCGGCCCATTGACCGGTGCTTCCTCTGGGTACGCTCAGTTCAGGTATTCCGGCCCTGGAACTAACGGGGCGTTTGACGGATCGGGTAATGACTCGGCAGCGTTTGGTCAAACTCAAGCGGGTTCTAGTGCTGGCATTGTCACATGGGCTAGTTCCGCCACAGGTGTTCCCACAAGTTATGACACTCAGGGTGAAGTTTTTATTGCTGCTACAAGCGCAACGCTGTCATCTGCTGTCAATCAGCCGAGACAGTTTTCATTGTTCGGTGCAGGCGTTGATGCTTCAGGCAACTTGACAACGCTTGGACAAGCAACGGGAACTGTTCTAATCAGCAGCGCAACAACTGTCGTGACTTCAGGCAAGGGCGTAATTTATTCTCCATCCGGCAATTTTGTTTTCACCTACACCGGAACTAACACGGTGGCAAGTACCTTGACCGGTTGCACAACGACTGCGCCTAGTGGAACAACCATTCCTGGTTATTGCCAACTGATGCTTACCAGCAACGGCACAAACACAATCAGCGCAATCCTTCCTACCAACTCATTGACATCAGGAACGCTCGGTGGGTTTCAGACCGGCAACTCGGCTACCTATACCGGTGCTTCCACAGCGAACGGTCACGTTCAAACAGCCATTGCTGGTGGCGGTACTCCTGCACGACTTGACCTCATGCTTGGTTCAAACGTGGCTGGCACAACGTCAGTCAAGGCGTACGGCAACCTCAAAATCTCCGGTTCATTCACACCTGTCGGTGGGGGGTTCATCTACACAATGGTTCCACCTACTCGAACGATGACG